TGCTTTACGTTCGGTAAAGACTTGTCTATTTCTGCCATTTGTTTTCTCCAGTTTTACTGTCTTAACAGTATTGTAATCAATATTCAACCCTTGTGCATCTGGGCCTGATTTTGGCGGTGGTCCTGATTTTTTTCCTTTCATTATAACTTTAATATACCAGCTAACCCGCCACTTGCTGCTTGAGCCCTGCCGCCTGTTGCATTTGGCTTTCTACCTTTTGGATCAAAGTCTTTTAATATTTCTTCCTCTTCAGTTTTTTGCATAAGATCTAACAACTCATCATCTGTCATGCCTTGTGCTGGGTTTTTAGGTATCTCTACATCAAACAAACCGCTTTGTTGTAAAATTGTATCTAAGTCTTTAGGCGTTTTACCCATCGCTTCCATCTCTAATAATTCATCTGCAAGATTCTTAACGTCGATTGCGGTATCTGTTCCAAATGTTTTATCAAAAATATCTATTGGATCGTTCTTACCTATATCAATATTTCTTCTCTCTAGTATTTTTCTAGCAAGAGTTCTAGTTAACCCTAGTGTTGGATCCAAGGATCCACCAGGTCTTCGTGGATTTTTAGGAAGTCCTGTATCACCCTCACCTTTTACAATTTTTTCTAGATCACCGATTGGGTCATCTTTTGATAAATTAAACTCATCTAATTCTGATACATCTAAAGAACCTATGCCTTCTTCTTTTTTGGCTATCTCTTTTACCATCGGAAGAACGGTTCCTTCTTTCTTACCAGGTTTACCAACCACTGGTTTTTTAATTTTTGAAAAAACATTTTCGATTTGTTTTTTAAGAAGTGGAGTCATTTCACCAAACTCTTGTTTAGCAAATTTAAATGCGTCCTCTATTTTTAATCCTCTTCTTCTAGCGAGTCTTTCTAAAGCTAATAAAAATCTTGCAATTGCACCCATAGTTTACCAATAATATTTATACTGTTTTGGTGGAGCACTTTCATCCTGATAATCCTCTGGATGATTTAATAAACCACCTTGCCTAAATCTCATGATTGCTTGTGTTGTACTATCAACCAAATCATCATGGTCCCCATATGGAAACGCAGCGCACTCTTCAATAACCTCTTGAGCAAACTGTTTATTCAAAGGTGCGTATATACTACCAGATTCAAATAAAGGTGCAACAGAATTTACACGAGTATGTTTATCGTTTCCACGAGATGGGGTGTAATTTACTACAGGTATACCCATCTGCCTTAATTCGTACGTTAGTGGTAAACCTGATGCCTTAGACTCAATTAACACTGTTTCAGGCTCCCAGTAATCATATTGTTCTTTTGCGACTCTACGTAAATCAGGAAACTCTAATCTATCTTTTATTGCATCTAATAAAATTAATTTTGGTGCACCATCTTCGTTTTCACGAAAGACTCCCCATGTCGTTATCGCACTAAAGTCTGCAGTTTCTTTTTTCATGAACGCGGTATCGTAAGATTGTATGACATGATCTAGTGTTGGAATATAATCCTTGTCCCAGTCCTGCCACCATTCTCTTTTTAAGATTGCACCTTCTTCTGATGTTGGATTTTGCATCCATTGTGCATTCCATTTACCGAGTGATAGTGATGCTTTAACTGCTTCCAGTTCGTCGATCTTCCAGTACTCCGGCCATACGGGCTTACCACTCGGCATGATTGCCGGAAACTCTACCAACTCCCATTGATCCGATTTGGGTTCTGATTGGTTCTTTAAAAGAATTCCTGTTAGGTCCTTTACATTCCAACGTGTCATAACGCAAACTATTTTTCCGCCTGGTTGTAAACGTTGTCTTGGACCTGATGTGTACCATTCGTATGCTTTCTCTAATGCGCCAATATTCATGGCATCTTGCTCAGAGTGCGGGTCATCAATTATTAATAAGTCAGCACCTCGACCTGTGATTGCTCCACCGACACCGGCAGCAAAGTACTCGCCACCTTGAGCAGTTTCCCAGCGACCAGCGGCCTGGCTGTCTTCTCTTAGTCTTGTCTTA